CCAAGAAAAAGGTCTTTTCATTTCCATTCCAATAAGAGCTTTAATCTTACCAGATATAATATCTTTATTACTAAACTCTGCAGGTAGTTCTCCTACTTCTGCACCAAAAGGTGCACATACATGTTCAAAATCTTTTTTATCTATAATATTATTAAAAAGATCATAGTTAACCTTCATTTTTCTATAAGAAGATATTTCTGTACTTTGTCCATTAAAACTAAATATATTAGAATTATTAAAAGACAATTTATCTAGGTTATCTAACTGTTCTCTAAAATATAGTTTATCTCCTGCATTTTTTTGAGCTCTAGTTAGTCTTTGTTTGTTTTGTAAAACTTTATCTGACATTTTATTTTTTATTTATTTTATCCATCATAGCAATGATGTCTTTAATCTTAGTATTTTTTTCTTTGCCATATTCCTTTCCTAACTCATCTTCTTGTAATTGAAACATACACATCATAAATGCCATAACCCTATCAAAGTTACCTTTCCTATTATATTGTATAAGTTCTTCTAATAGACCAACAGAATAAATAGTTTCCAAATTTAATATTGGATTTCCATTTTCATCATGATCTCTAATTTGTAATAACCAATCTTTAATGTACTTTTCTCCAGCATCTTTTAATTGGTCATTCATATGAATACCATATATTCTAGCTACACTAGAATTTTTAATATTTTTAGATATTACAGCATCTGGTTGTACTGCTAATTGATGTAGTAATCTATATCTCCTAAAATAGTTTTTAACATGAGTAACTTCATTTTCATGCATTATTTCTGCATTATATAATTCTGCTAAATAAGAACCATATCTGTTTACATCATCTGCTTCAGAAGGTCTACCTACATACTCTGCTACTATTTCATTTTTCTTGTAAGCTAAAGTATGCGTAGCTTTATAAACATATATAGCAGCTAATGATACACCTTCAGATAAATCTTGCCTATAAGGGTCATAACCTATTTTATATAATCCTTTTGGAGGATCATCTACTGGATATTCATAAATTAAAGGACATCCAGATATATCATCTATCTTAGGTTTATAATGTATAACAGGTTCTAATTTATTTTTTAAATCTGGTTTTGCAGTTAAATTTCCATTTTTTCTCTCTAGATAAACAGGAGTTCCTTTCTTTAGCTGTAATTTCTCATGTATAACTTTATTAAGCTGATTTCTTAATTCTATTACAGGAAAGTTATTTGTAGAAACTGTAAGAAAAGCTTCTGAAGGAGAAAAAGGAAACTCTTGAACATGCTTTTGTAAAGTAGAAGAAGAAGCAGATTTCTCTAAAATATTTTTTCTTCTTTTATGTTCAAACTTTGTTGCTCCTTCTACATCTGAATTTCCTTGTTTATCATAATAACCTTCCATATTCCATGTTACTGGATGGAAAAATCCACAAGTAGAATTTTCTGCATTTTCATCCCAAATATTTATAAAAGGTAAAATACCATATATTTCAGGATTATAAAACATATCAGCATAATCTACAGTTCCTTTTTCCATATCACCACCTGTACCAAATATAATAACTTGTCCAGTAATATAAGAACCTGCAGTAAGTGCTGGTAAGATTGCTGCAAATGCATCTTTTAAGTTAGGGAATGCACCTGCTTCCTCTAGTAACATTATAGTAGCAGATTTACCCCTTGCAGCATCTGGATTATCTTTAAAAGATAAAGCAAATATTTCAGATTTATAACCTCCTATAGTTTTTCTACCATTTACATTAGTAATATAAGAAGCTTTTTTGTGATCTTGTTTATCTACTTCATCTCTAGATTTAGCCCATCCAGTGTGCTCATTTAAAAAATTAAGATAATCAGAAGCCATACCCATAGTACCTTTAGGGTAAAGGAATTTCTTCTCATGAGCCCCTATAATGACTTCTGCTTTTCTTACTGTATTATACACATTAGCACAAATTGCACCATTCTTATAAGAGTAACCTTTTCTTCTTGACTTTCCTACTATCAAGTGATAACCTCCATTTAAATAATCTGGATGAGGTTTTACTCTTAAAATAATTCTTTTATATAATACATTAGATGTTAATTCATCCCTTAATTTTTTTACCTTAACATATTCAGGATGATTAACATTGTGTTCATTTTCTATTTGTTCTAATTGTTCTTGGTAAAATATAAAATCTTTAGCTTCCTGATCTGTTGAAAAATCTCTAGCTTGTGAATTCTTACCAAACAATCCATTTTTTGCTATCTCTAAAGACCAGAAATAATCATAATCTCCATCCCAGAAATCTGGGTTTTGAGTAATTTTTCTTGATGCCTTAGATCCTTCTATTGTTTCTACTATTTGAATCTGTGTAAAATTCAAATACATATAATGGTGTCCAGTTATCTTACAATCTCCAACTCTATATCCATAAGTACATCTATGAAGTTGTTCTTCCCAATAAGTAAACCAATCTGGTGTACCCATAGGAGCAGATGTATAATAACCATTTTTCTGGAATTTAATTGCTTCTTGTGTAAATACAGAAGAATCTATCCATTTACCATTATTGTCTCTAATCATTAATCTGCTATAATATAATACATACTAGATTCTAAATCTCTTAAATATAAAAATTCTTTTCCTTCAATATTTACAGGTTCTGCATAAGTATGTCTAAACTTAATCTTACAAGTTTGATACTTATTTAATTCTTCAGAAGTATATACAATTTCTCCTATATCTACAGGCTCTGGTTCTACTCCTATAATTATACTTTCTTTTGGTTTATCAATTTTTACAGCTACTGCTCCTTTTGGTAATACTATCATTATATTAATGCATTTTCATCAATTGCACTATTAAGTGCAGAGAATGTTTTTAATACTTTTTCTGTTGTAATTTCTCCTTTATTTTCTTCTCTACAAAGATTTAAAGATAATTCCATTACTCTCATTCTAAGATGTTTATTTTCTGTTTCCATGTTCATTATGTTTCAAAGGGATTAATTTCTTTATTCCCTCTAGTTTTTGTTTGTTCAAATAATTCTTGTTCTACTTTCTCTTTCATAGAGTTTAAATTTTGTAATACTTTATCTGTATCATTTAAAGCTCTAGTAATATCTGAAGGCTTATACAAAGGATTTCCTGTTCTCTCATTAACATCAGAGAAACTAAAATCTCTAAAAAACCCTCTCATTTTTTCTGCTGCTATTCTTGCAGATAAATAATATTGATAAGTCTCTGATGCTTCTTCTTGAAAATCTTTAATTTTAATTAGAGCACTTTCTATAAGCTCATCCATTTCCCATGACTCATCAAATAATAATTCTTTAAGTCTTTCAAACCTCATCTGATCATCATACCCTGCATAAGGATTAGTTTTCTTTTTAGAAGACATAAACTCTATAAAAGTAAACTCTTTAGTTGCTTGTTCTTTATCTTCTGTATAATCCCTATCCCATATCTCTTTAAAAGGAGATGTGAGTAATACTTCAGTATTAGGTTTTGCTATGTTGTTTTCTACTACAAATAAAAATGCCATTATATTACAATAATTTTATTTATTTTACTTTCTATTAAACATATATCTAAATATCTTTTTTCTCTTTCTGTTAATTTTCTTGGAACTATAAAAATATCTACTTTTTGCCCACATAAAATAAAACCTATGTTTTTTAAATCTTTTTCAGAAAGAATTATAATTCTTCCTTTAAACTCTCCTATATATTCTTTTTTATCTATATGGGGTTTCTCTGTGTTTATTGTATACATTAAAAATCATATTTATTAGAATAATCCCATCTAGCTTTATATCCTCTAATATCATAGTGTACAAAACCATTGTATAATCCTATTCCACCTTTTGTCATCTTTCTAGAATCTATTAAAAACATTATAATATGAGCTAGTTCTCTAGGTGACATATTTTTCACTGAAATATCTGCAGCTTTTCCTAAAACATGTTTAGAATTTTTAACTCCCCCTATATTTTTATTATGCTGAGGACTTCTATAAGCAGAATTAATATGTATAGGTCTACCTATATAATCTCTTAATACTTGTAGATTCTTTGCAAGTTTTTTTATATTTTGAAATACATAATAAGGCATAGGTGCTCCATCTCTACTTTCAAATTCTATTTTATAAAAGTTTTTAGTTAGTCTCATTATTTATATACTTTAGATGAAAAATTAAGAGTTTCTATATCTCCATTATCATATGTTATAAATATAACATTATTTCTATTATGTTCTCTATTTTGTGCTAAATGTTTAGAAATAGCTCCTGCTGTATATGTAATTTTTAATATATCATCTTTAAAAGAAACTATTTTAGTACAACCAGCACATCCAGGTTTAATATCTACAATAGGTTGTATTCCTATATACTTATATATAAAAGAAACACTTTTTCCTACTTTAACCTTTCCTAAATCAATCCTTGTTTTTTCCCACGCCATAATTAAATCCATTTAATGTTAATTGTCCTGATTGATAAGTTTTCCAAACATCCACATTCATAAGCTTAGGATAACACGGTTTCGGACACGATTTATTTGCCATTTGTAATGCGGTAGTTGTGCAGCCACATATCTTACATTGTCCATCTTCATAACACTTTCTATCCATTATACTTATCCTATACTCAATCTGCTCTTTAATATGTTGAGGTATTAAAAATGCAAATTTACTATAAAATAACTTATATCTCAAATTTCCTTGTATAAAAGATAAAATATCTTGTACTTTTTTATTAATTTTCTCTAACATAATTATTTAATATTTCCATTTTCTTATCATATTTTTCTTGAGATATAACACCTTTTTTTAAGTTTTCTTTTATTCTTTTTTTAGAATAACTAACTCTACTAGGAGCTACTTTAAATACCCCAAAATATTTTAATCTAATATCTTTTAATACTCCAGAATTCATTATTCTTTTAACAAATTTAAAAGGAGTTCTACATATAATATTAAACTCTGTAAAATCTACATCATACATATCTTTTACAGTTTCATAGTACTCTTCTATATTTGTTCTATTATTATCCATTAAACAATAATACTTTTATCTTTAGATTTATTAATTTCTGTATTAGCTAAATCCATTATGTTAATATTTACTGGTTGCATTACTTCTTCTTGCTGTCTATCTTCTTCTATTTTCTTATAAATTACTTTTCTACCTTCATCAATCTTTTCTATTTCTTCTAAAAATAATTTAAGAAAATTTTCTAATTGATGTAATGTAGCCATAAATAAACAGAATTCATAATTTAAATCTACAGTTTCAGAATCATCTTCTGCTGTAAATTTATAAAACATATCTTTCTGTTGATATTTATTTGCTTTTTCATATAAGACTTTAGCTCCTATTTCTCTCATATATTCTAAGATAAATAATCTAGCTAATAAATCTTTTGGGTGTGTGTGTTTAAATATTTGCATCTTGTATTTCTATATTTTCTGTATTACCAAATATGTAAGGAGCATTAACAGTTTGACTACTAGTAGAAAAACTATCATATATAACAACTCCATGTTGTTTATACATATACATTATTTGTTCTATATCTATTCCTTGTGGTACACTAGCTATATCATAAACTAATATCTGTCCTTTCCATAATCCATTTTCAATTACTTGCATATGTATTGTTAAAAATTATTTCTGATTCTTGCATATGTTTTAGCCATAAAGCTATATTAAAAGTTTGTCCTATTCTTCTTGGTTTTCCTATTATAAGATTTTCATTAAATAGTTTTACTTTACTGGTTTCTTCTAACCAATCCTTAATATCTACATTATTTAAATTTGTCATATCAAAATCATGTACACTATGTCTGATCTTCCATAACCCATTTTCTACTACTCTCATAAATCACTAATTTTATCTAAATATTCTAGAGTAGTAATATCTCCATTTTGTAATTGGTTATGATAAACATCTTTTAAAGACATTTCTTCTACTACTTCATATGAATCATGTACATGTACATCAAATTCTTGTGTTGCAGGAATAATATCTTCATTAGCTACTTCTGCCCACAATCTTTCATATTGATTACTATGTTCTCTAGTAATAGCTTCTTCAAATTGTCTTACTCCTTCTCCATTTGTGTAAAATGTAATTTCTCTTTCTTCAAATTCACGTTTTTTTATAATATCTTGAATTTGCTTTTCTATAGCTTGTAAATCAAACACACTATTTTTTTCTTCTGTTATCCAAAGTCCATTTTCTGTTATTATCATCGTGTACTTATATAAAAATTTTCTAAAGAAGTTTGATTAATATCATAAGAATCTATACCTACTATATATCTAGGAAGATATCCAGCTTCTTTAATCATATCTCTTGTAATATGTTCATTTGAAATTAAAACATCTTTCCATAAACCATTTTCTATAATCTTATAACTCATTTACTTCTAGTTTAAATTGATATCCTTGTACATCTTGATCTGGTCTAAGTATAGGAAAAATCTTTAATTTATCCCCCTCTTCTATAATAAATTTTTTCTTTTTTAATTGGTCTAAATAATTTCCTAATCCACCAGCAGAAATATTTAATTTATTTCTAACAATCTTTCTACCTGTAGTAGAAAAAGGATCATTAGCTAAATCTCCTTCTAGAGACATAAATGCAGCTAAGACTTCTGCTTGCTTAGGTGTCATTTGTACAGGTAATATATGATTAATTATAAGCAAATGTTTCTTATAATAATCTTCCTTGCCCAATTTTAAAACTTTTTTTATTATGTTCATCTATTCTTTCTTTAAATTCTTTATACGTAGTTAATAAAAAAGGTGTTTCATTAGGCAATTTACCATTCATTAAATACATTGCAATAACAGCATCTACCCATTCTCCTTTATATCTAATAAAAGTTTGTTTAGCTTCTACAATATGAGTAGGGTCAAAACAATATTTAACAATCCTTTCATCTATATTACTAGTATCTTCTTCAGGAATATCTATTCCCAATTCTTCATACTTTTGTTTTTCCTTTTGTGCACTCTCATTATTTAAAAATGCAACACATTCAAATTCTATTAAGTTTTCCATTCTACAAAGATATAAAACTTATTTTAACTATACAAATTTTTATTTAAATTATTTAATATTAATATTAATCTACTAGATATGTAGAATGTTAAATATCTTTAAAAATTTGCATATGTCAAAAAATACTAGTAACTTTGTCATGTTCAATGAAATTGCACGAGAGTGTAATGAAACTTGAAAACCTGTAGGTTTTTGGGTGAGGTGTGTTTATAAGAGAGGAGAGTACCTTTTGTAAGATCATCTGACATGAGAAAAAATAAAATAACAATCTAAGTGTATGTTTTGGAATAACCCTGGAATTAATTTTCTGGGGTTTTTTGTGTAAAAAAATTATATAAAAAAAATTTTTGAAATTTTATTTTTTGGGAAAATTATGTTTATGTGAATGACCCTAGACTAAGTACCCCCACTTATTTTAGATCCCAAATACCCCCACCTATTTTTGATAACCTTAAAACAATTCAGCCATGAAATCACTTCCTTATTTATTTATCTTAGCTTGTATCATCTGGTCTAGTGTATTCTTACTTCTAACAGGTTCTAGTCTAGCTAAGGCTATCTTAATCTTATCTAGTGTAGTAGGATTATATGTATTTGTAAGACATTTGATACTAGAGTATTGTAACAACTGTTATATAGATAATACGCCTTAATACCCTCACTTATATTTGATAACCTATAAAAACAACATTATGCAAAAGTTCGTAATTAATAAGTACAAGACTATATATGCTTCTAATAGGGCTGCAGCTATAGTGATTTATAAAAGACTACAAAAACAAGGGGTTGTATAACCCCTTTTAATTAACCTTATAATAAGAATAACTATGAACACATTAGAAAAAAAAGCAGGAAGACAAGCTATTAAAGATATGAAAGAAGAAGGATTAGAAACTTTAGTTCTTTCTCCTGATTATACTGAAGTAGAAGAGTTTGAAAGAACTGGTATACAATGATAGGAGAAGAAATATTACCCAAGGAAATTACTAGATGTGTTGATACAAATATGCATACAGCATCATTTAGTTATTATGATGGAATATATTATGCTGAACAACATGACCTTAAACAAACTAGTAATTTTAATGAAGTTAAAAACAATAACATGTTTATTGTATGTTGTGGTGATGTAATGGTTAGAGTACAACCAACTGATTACCCAAATATAAAAAGGAGAGATTTTTAATCTCTCTTTTTATTTTTTTATATTTTTTTATTTATTCCTCCCACTATATACCCTCACTTATTTTTGCACTTATTAGATGGTCTAATTGGTGTTATAATCTTTATTAAATCTGTATTATTATGAGTAATGTTAAAGTAGTAGCACATCCTACAACTGGTGATGTAATCACACAAAATGTTAATAAGCCTGAATTTGGTACTCTTAGATTAGATTCTGAGAGTGTATCTATGTCTGGTGGTTATCTGAATAAAAACAAAAGAACTGCATTTGTTGGAGGTAATTATGCTGAATTACAGTCTTTAGGATTAAAAGCTGGGCAAGCTATGCCAGGTTTAATCCAAAAGCAGGAAAGTTTCTCTCCTTTTTATGAAGGACAGTCTCCTAAAATTAACCCTAGCACTCAAGAAGTTATCTTCAAGAATGGTAAAGAGGTTTTTTTACAGTTTGAATATATTGCTGATGCTAATGCACCTGCAGATGTTTGGATTGATGAGACTCCTGCTGAGGTAGATGAGGCAACTAAAGAGGCACTTGAGGCTCAAAAGACTGGAGGATAATCCTCTAGACTAGCCTTGTGATGAAACACAATGCCTAAGTTGTAAGTATTGGGAGGAAGGGTTAACACTCTTTCTCCTAATATTTTTTCCAAGCTGCATTAATGGGTGACTATGTTACCTTATTTAATATAAAAATGGTGTTCAATTAGTGTTCAATCTGTAAACTACTGTATTCATTGGTGTTCTATGGGTTTTTATTTTGTTTTTTATTTATTTTATTTGTGTTTAGATGTGACGTTCAGATAGTATTAAAAATATTTCACACCTCACAAACAACACTAATATTCATAAGTATACTATAATATAGCCAAATTATGAAAAACGTACAATTTGTAAATACATATTATGGTAACTCTATAATAGAATTTACTCACAATGGTAAATACCAAAAACATGAAGTTCTATCTTATGATTTATATAAACCATATATACTCAAAGAAATAGATACTAGATGGTGTGAAGCATGTAGAGATATAGACTATATATTTCTTTTTGAATTAACAGTAGAACAAACTCTATTGTTAATTAAATCAGATATATACTTAGATAAAATGAAATTAAATTAACATTTAAAAATACAATATGGATTATGGAAAAACAAACATACTTTAATTTTATATTACAACTATCTAATCTATTAATAGATAAAGATATCAAATGGTCTAAGTAATGGAACAAATACAACAATTAAACATAGTACTAATATTAGCAATTGCTATACTTACATTAGTACAATCATTTTTAAGTAAACAAAAGAAACTACATAAAATCATGATATACCTTATTTATCTCTTATTAACTATCATAGTTATTAATGTATTATGGATAATAGGTCATAAATAGCTAAAATAATTAAATTATGAAAAAAGGATATTTATTTATACTAGTTATATTAATAATAGTATTTGCTTTAATTACCTGTAGTAATACTACTAAAGTAAAAGATAATTCATACAGAGATGTATATCATACAAGTCTTAGAATTATTGGAGGATGTGAATATATTTTAGCATCTAGTAATTTTAATGCTATTGAATCAGATGTACAAATAATACATCATGCAGCTTGTACTAATGGTTTACATTATACAATATGTCAAGAAGATTAATTGTTATCAGCCCTTTGTGGTTCCACGTAAATGATATAAGACATACTATGGTGGTAAGGTATGTTATTTAAATTAAACTATTAATAAATATAAGATAACTATGGAAACAAATATAACACAAGAAAACATATTTAGTAAACTTAATTCAGTATCAGATATCATACAAGCTATGGTAGATGGTGTAAGAAAAGAATGGGTTAAAATAGATATGAATTCATTTGGAATGGTAAAAGAAAAAAATATACTATTTGATTTAATTACAATAAAACGAACTTGTTATGGTTGTGCAGCAACTAATACTCTTTGTCAATTAATGGGAGAATCTTTTACTCCTAAAGAAATTGGATATAGAGAGGATAGATTAATTAAAATAAATCATGGTATACGTTATAATGAATTATATAATTTTGAAAATGCAATTGATTTTCTAAGATGTAATCAAATATGTTCTTTTATAGAAGAATTAAATAAAATTAAAAATTCTTTTTCTTTTGAAATACCTTCTATTAAAGAAGTAGAAGAAATTATAGAAGCCCATAATATTGATTTAAAAGTAATGTATCATAAAAATTTATATCAACTTAGACAATACGAATTACTAGCAGAAAAACTAAGAGATGCTGGTTATTAATATAAATAAAAGTTAAACCTTGAAACTTTGTGATTAAAGTATATTGGAAATATTATACACACTAAAGAAAGATAGAATATAAATTGTAGATATACAGCATTGGAAGGAGAAGCTGTTAGTCATTAACACTCTTTAAATGCTACATATTAAATCTATCAAGTGTACCAACTGTATTGTGATATGTTGGAATATAAAGTATAAGTATTAGTTTAGCACAAGTTGTGGCAACATATTTATTAACTTATTACACTTAGAAGTTCACAGCAAAAGATAATAATGCTGACCCATTAATAAGGTGTCTATGTAACAAACGAAAGGGTAGAATTATCTTGTGACCATTTATAATACTAATACCTTAATATAGGTTATAGATGGTGCTAACAAAACAATTAAATCCTACTATTATGAGCAAAATTAAATCAGAATTTAACACACCTAATTGGGTGTATGGAACAAGCTTTCTTGTAACAATTGTAATTATAACTATTATATGTTATATATTTGATATAAGATTGTAAATAAATCAATTAATATAAACTCTCATCCAATTGCGTAAGGATATACATTAACAGTGAGCAAGTTTGAAATAAAGCAAAGCACAAGCTGGTATAACAAGGTGCAACCTTGTGAGAGTTTTTCTAATCTTAAAATAATCTATTATGAAACGTATAATTTTAATATTACTATTTTTAATACCTTCTTTAACATCAGCACAATTAGTATTTGCTAATATACATCTAGGAACAAATCCTCAAAATGAAACATTTACAGGTGTAATAGGAATGGAAGTATTTGCTACAGATAGATTATCATTTGATGGTAATTTTGTAAGAAATAAAGAGCTTACAACAGGAACATTTAATGCTAATTTTGCTGTGATACAGACACAAAAATATTCTATTAATCCTAGTATAGGTATAACATATTTTTATAAACCTGTGTTTGGTGTATCTTCATATTATCAAATATTTGACAATGTACATATATCTGCTAATTATGAATATATACGTAATGATTTAAGATTACATACTATATCTCTTGGTTTATCTATTAATTTAACTCAATTAGAGTTATAGTGGATATTTTAGATGTACAATTTCTAATTAACAGAATAACAGTAAGTTGTTTAGAGAAATCTTTTACTATTTTAGTAAGAGAAGATGTAAAATATGGAAAAAGATTATTTCTTCAAATTGAATATGTATCTGTTTGTAATAAAACAGGTAGAGAAGAAACCTGGAAAGGTAGGAAACACTATTTATCTTCTCATATGACTGAAGATGAAGTTGTTAAAACAGCTTATGTAGCTTTTAAACAAACTGTAGAGCATGAAATCATGGAAGGATTTAAAGTAGATGGAACAATTCCATTTAATCCTCATATTGATTATAAAGCACTATTAGAAGTAAGTCATAAAGAAGTAACAAGAGAAACAGATCTAAAAACTATAAAAGATGAATAAAATAATTATAGTATTATGTATGTTATTTTCAGTAATAACACACTCACAAAATGATTCAATACCTAGTATTACTGAAACAGAACGTATTATTGATAAATATGGTGAAAAAGTTATAGAAGGATTTGAAAAAGCTGTAACTAATGTTACACCAATGGCTGAAGATGCATTTGCAGTAGTTGTTAAACTACAAGTAGCTAAAGGAATTACAAGATTATTACCCATATTTTTTTCTATATTTTGTGTGTGGTTTTTTTATAAAACATTAGATTCATATCAAAAGAGTGATAATAAAAATGGAGAAGATGTTAGAATAGGGGCTATGGTAATCTCTGGAATAATTGGGATAATATCTGTTATAACAGCTTTTTTTGTAACTTCTACAGGTATTCAAATGATTATAGCACCTGAATGGTTTGCTATTAAAGAAATCATGAATTTGTTTTAAAATGTTTGAAACAGTATCATTTCACTTAGTTAAGCCCTGTAATATGTCTTGTAAGTTTTGTTATGCTACTTATAACTCTTTTGGTGTTGGTAAACAACTACCATTAGAACATGCACAACTCATACTTACAAAACTTAAGTTCGCAGGGCTAGAGAAAGTAACATTTGCTGGAGGAGAACCCATGTTATATAAAGATTTAGATAAACTTATTATATTCGCTAAGAAAATAGGTTTAACTACTTCTATTATAACTAATGGTTCTTTAATTACAGATAAATGGTTACAAAAGATGAGATTATGGTTAGATTGGATTGGTATATCTATAGATAGTATTAATCCTCAAATAAATGATTTAATAGGAAGAACTAGCAAAGGTTTAGTTATAGATTATTATGGTCTTATTAATTTAATCAACAAATATCAATATAAGCTTAAAATTAACACAGTTGTTAATAGGTTTAATGAGTATGAAGATGATATGCATAATTTTATTGAGTGGTCTGGTACTACTAGATGGAAAGTATTTGATACTTTACATGTAGAAGGACAGAATGAAGATCAATTTAATAAAATTAAATCTAGTAACTTTAGTGGATATGTTTTAAATAATGCACACAAAGCAATGGTTGTTGAAGATAACAATTTAATGTCTGCTTCTTATTTATTAATAGATCCATTAGGAAGATTTTATGAGAATTGGGGTTCAGATAATAAGAAATCTGATACTTTATATAATCATACAGTAGATCATTGTCTATCACAAATATCTTTAAACAGAGAGAAATTTCTAAAAAGAGGTGGAATTTATAAATGGTAATTAAGTAATAACATATTAAATATTAGAAACTATGAGTAAAACAGCATTAGATTTATTAAAAACAAACAAATCAGTAGTAGAAAGAGCAGAACAATATGCAGAGCGTATTAAAACCTCTTTATATAATTCTGTAATTCTTCCTTTGAAGAATCAAATAGATAAATTAGATGATGAAATTTTTGATCTAAAAGATTTTTCATTAGATACTAATCTTAATAGAGGTCAAAAGAAAATGACCAAAGAAGATTGTGAATCTAGATTTGTTGCTATTATTGAAAAAGAATTTGAAAAAGATTTACTTAAAGCACAGTATGAATCTAAATTAGAAACATACAATGCTATGTTTGTAGAATCTGAAGAAACTGAAGACTAATGAATTTTTCAGCGTATATATCGTGTCACATAGCTATGCCTTGGGACACTTTAATGGATGTGG